AGAGTATGAGTTTTTAAACAAGTACTTTATAGCCAATAAGAATTCTATAACACAAAGCACTCAGAGGGATTTAATAAATATATTTAACAGGGTATTCAATGAAAAAGCAGTTCCTACAAGTTGCAGTCCTTGTTTTAAAAACAGAATCCATAACGAATTAAAAAAAGTGTATGAACAGTACAAGTCTGATAAAGAACAGGAATAAAGTAAAGCAAGTTATAGACTTTACAGGAGTGCAGAATGGAAAGCTCCACCCATCAGATATTGATGGTGTACTCGAATTTGATAATAAGGTTTTGATTCTAATAGAGGTCAAACGTAAATTCAAACCTATACCTACTGGACAGAGGTTGCTATTGGAGAGAATTAGTGATAGTTGGCACACCAACGAGAAGTCTATCGTTTTAAAGGTAGAACATGAGTGTGATGATGAGAATATAGACATCCCTCTTGAGCAATGTAAAGTTACGAGAGTGTACTATAAAAAGCATTGGGTTACACTTCCAGAGCCACAAGGATTTGTAAACTACGTTAATAATTTAGGGAAAGAGTGGGATTGTAAAAAATGTAAATTTTAGATTTATGGGAGATAGTATCTCAAGCTATTGGAATAGAAATGACACAAACGGTAAACCGACAAAAACAAAAAGACTCAAAGACGTTAGCGACCCTATAGTGGAAAGCGTAAAGACGATGCTCACTGTTAGAAGTAAGATTGGTGTAGCAAAATACAACACCACCTTGTATGATAATGAGCTTACTACGACACAATGGTTACAGCATCTACAAGAGGAATTATTAGATGGAGCTTGTTATATAGAACGATTAAAGAAAAACTTAGAGCAGTGAAAGAGATTACACTTATAAATATGAGAAGGGAAATAAAAGAACTCCAGATATTCTGCGTAGCTCTATCCCGAAGACTAGACAAATTAGAACCAAGTAATAACGATAAAAAAGAATAATTATGCCTTTAAACATGAAACCCAAGAAGTACGAGGAAAAAGCAGACTTCAATAAAAGATGTATGAATAATGCAAAGATGATTCAAGAATTCCCCGATAGAGAACAACGCTTTGCTGTATGCCAAACTCATTGGAAAGGAAACTTTGACCCAAAACAATAAAATGTTAAAGTTCTTGTAGTTGTTTAAATTTTTGTATAGATTTGCTTAAAACTATACGATATGAAAGTAATACTCAACTTACCCAAGTTATTTATTATATTCCTACTTTTAGCGTTCTTCTATATACTTGAAGTTATCGTGTATATAGTGTACTATCTGATAGAATCCCCACTTAATTTTATAGGGAGTCGGATAGAAAAAATAATAAGGAAACTATTAAGTTACGTTAGATAATGGGAAAGACAAAAGAACTTATGGAACAAGAATGGTTCTATGAATCACAAAGAGCAGAACTTCATTGGATGGAGCAAGAATACGAACAATCAAAACATAAATATGCAAGAAAGTATAACCACCTTAGACAACAGAGTCTGGGATAAGAAAGAACTCCTTGATAAGATGATGGATGATGAATTCTATTATCATTATCTTGGAAGAAATGCTCTGTCGAGCAGTGCCATTAAAAAGCTTTTAGATTCTCCTAGAGCTTATGAGGATTCATTACTCTCAGGGTCTAAAACTAATCCTGCTTTTGAATTTGGATGGCTATTCCATACTGCTATACTTGAGCCTCATGTGTATGAGAAGCAGGTGTTTGTCGATGTAAAGAGTAGGAACACAAACGTATTTAGAGAGGCTTTAAGTGAGCATCCTAGACCATTCACTTGGAAGGAGAAGCATGATGTAGAAAGACTCGCAGAATCATTCTATAACAATCCTAAAGCTGTTGATATGATGCAACACACTAGAAAGGAAGTCCCTGCTATTGGCAATCTATTTGGGATGCCATTTAGAGGCAAGGCAGATATCCTTGGAGATGGATATATTGTAGATTTAAAAACCACAGGAAACATAAGTAAATTTGAATACTCTGCAAGGGAATATCTTTATAGATGTCAAGCCTTTATTTATTGTAAGTTATTCGATATAGATAGAGATGATTTTACTTTTATAGCTATAGATAAATCTACTGGCACTATAGGATTCTATGGGGTTAGTGAGAGGTCTTTCAACGCAGGGAGATATGATGTGGAACAAGCTGTAGATATTTACAAGGAATACTTCATAGAAAAGAATAAGGAAGTTTACGACTATGAATTAGAGGGGGATATATAATGTATAGACCTTTGCCAGATTGTTTAGAAATAAAAGATAGTGAAATACATGGGCAAGGTGTATTTGCTAAACAAGACATAATAGCAGGGCATAACCTAGGGATAACACACCTTGGACTGGTGGGTCAATACAGGACACCATTAGGAGGTTTTTTAAACCATAGTGATAACCCTAACTGCTTTATACATGATAATGAAGCACAGAGCTTCCTATACTCTGTTAGACCTATTAGTAGAGAAGAAGAATTAACAGTATATTATAGAAAGTACGATGTATGAAACTATAACAATTTTTTACATAACAGCAATTGCGGTTTTATTGGTGGTTATGTTTTTAGACAAATAAAATGTATTTAGACAAGAAAGAATGTTTTGACGATATCCTCCACTCTCTTAGATTGGGAATTCTTCATGAAGCGGATATAAGATACCTCTTAGACTTCTATAAGGAGACTGAGAATTATGAATGTTGTCAAGGTGTTGTAGATGCTTACGTTGAATTTAAAAGAGAAATAAGTGGAATTAAAACAAATTAGAGAATTAGTAGAATTAGAATTTAAAATAGATATATCTCAGGCAACAAGGATAAGGGAGGTTGTTTATGTTAGAAACTTATATTATAAGTTAGCAAGAGACTATACTTCGTTTGGGTATTCTGATATAGGTAAAGAGATAAATAAAAATCATGCAACGGTAATTCATGGAGTTAAAACTATGGAAGAGGTAGTGTTACTTTATGACTCTAAGTTTATAAAGGCTTACTCTAAAATATCAAGAATACTTAACAAGCTGACAAATGACCCTAAGAAATATCTTGAGCCTGATAGTTACTACAGAGAGAAGTACAAAGAATTGGTGTTTGAACATAGGAAGCTTATCCATATATTTAGAGATGTAGATAAGGAATTAAAGCGTGTTAAAGGACTGGAGGTTTGTTGTGAGTAGTGAGGATGGTAAAAGACCAATGAAAAGAAAGGTTGATGGCAGACGTAATAACGGTGCTGTCAAAGGTGTCTCCAGAGGTCAAGGGAGACCTCGTAAGAATGCCGATAAAGACATAGCAGGTATGACCCTCAATGCCATGAAGAAAGCTTTTGGTAGCGAGGAGAAGGCTTGGATAGAGGTTGCTAAACTAGCAAAGGATGGCTCAGTTCAACACATGAAGTGGCTCCTTGAATATAGGTATGGGAGACCGAAAGAACAACAGAACATAAACATAGACACTAAGGTTAATATACCAGTGATAGACTTTAGTCAACCCAAAACAATAGATATAACACCAGAAGAAGATGGCGAGAGCAAAACAGATTAGAGACCCAAAGAATTTCCCACAGGACTTTTGGAATTACTTAGTGAATCCAATATTGGGATACTATGTGAAACCTGCATCGAAGGTTTGGGGTAAACGTAATAAGAAGGATGAATAAAGTAAATCTAAATCCTAAATACCAATCTCTGTTCGATTCGGATAGTAGATACAGTGTGATTACTGGAGGTAGGGGTTCAGGTAAATCTTTCGCAGTAACAGTGTTCTTAGTGTTGCTCACTTACGAAAAGAACAATAAAATATTGTTTACTCGTTATACTATGAGTTCAGCGAGTATGAGTATTATCCCTGAATTCATTGAGAAGCTAGAATTGATGGGAGTCATTGAACACTTCACTGTTACCAAATATGAGATTATAAACAATCTAACAGGCAGTTCTATATATTTCTCAGGAATTAGAACCGCAAGTGGAGACCAGACTGCCAAACTTAAATCTATCAGTGGGGTCAATACTTTTGTATTGGATGAAGCGGAGGAGCTTACTGATGAAGAAAGCTTTGATAAAATAGATTACTCTATTCGTGCTAAAGGTGTAAGGAATCGTTGTTTGTTAATTCTAAACCCCACCACAAAAGAACACTGGATATATCAGAGGTTCTACCAGAATAGAGATATACCAGATGGATTCAACGGAGAAAGGAATAACGTAAACTATATCCATACCACCTACCAAGATAACATTGAGAATTTAAGTGGGTCGTTCGTAAATCAATTAGAGGAGATGAGGGTGCGCAGACCTGATAAATTCAGGCATCAGATAATGGGAGGTTGGCTACAGAAAGCAGAGGGTGTAATCTTCACTGACTGGCAGATTGGACAATTCAATGAGGGTGTAGATTTAAAGGCATGGGGCTTGGATTGGGGATTTTCTAGAGATGCCTCAGCTCTTGTAAAAGTTGCCATTGACAAAGATAGAAAAATAATCTGGGCAAAAGAATATCTATATAAAAAAGGATTGGTTACCTCTAACCTGTATGATGAATGCGTAAGACACGCAGGAAAAGAACTAATTATCTGCGACAACTCTGAGCCTAGGCTTATTGCTGAATTGTCCACCAGAGGATTAAATCTAAGCCCTACAATAAAAAAGAAAGGTAGTATCTTGTCTGGTATTGCACTCATGCAAGACTATACTATAAATATAGAAGGGGAGAACCTAATCAAAGAGTTCAATAACTATGCATGGGCAGTAAACGGAATAAAACCGATTGATTCCTATAATCACCTTATCGATTCATTACGCTATGCTGTACAGTATATGTTGACACGTTCAGTGCCGAAAGGAATGTATATTGTAAAATAATGAAAATATTAAATTTGTACGCTTGTTTAGGAGGTAATAGATATAAGTGGGATAGTTCACATGATGTCGTAGCAGTTGAACTCGATGAAGAATTAGCACGATTATATCAACAGAGATTTCCTGGCGATAAAGTTATAGTTGATGATGCCCATCAATATTTATTAGACCACTATAGAGAGTTTGATTTTATATGGAGTAGCCCTCCATGTCCGACCCATAGCAGAGCCAGGTTTTGGGCATCTAAGGGAGGTGTTCACAAGCCTGTTTTTCCAGACATGAAACTGTATGAGGAAATATTATTTTTAGATAATTATTTTGATGGTAAATGGGTTGTCGAAAATGTAATGCCTTTTTATAAACCATTACTTGATGCTACAAAATTAGGAAGGCATTTGTTTTGGTCTAACTTCAATATCCCCAAGAAGGATTTTAAAGATGCTAATATACATACTGGCACAATTTCAGAACATGAATCTTTCCATAAAATAGATTTAAAATCGTATAAAGGAAATCAGAGAAAATTAAAGATTGCAAGAAACCTGGTTCATTATGATGTAGGGGAATATGTATTCAACTGCATGGAATCATTTCTTAAATCGAATACTGTAACCCAACAATCTTTATTTTAATTTGGTGGAGTCAAAAATAATTTATAGATTTGAATATATTTAGTTGATAATAAAATTTAATACTTAGTTTTTCATTTGTTTTTTTAGTTAATTATGTTTGTTTAGAGAGCCACCTGTAAAAGGGTGGTTCTTTTTTTTGTTAAAGTTTTGTTAAAACATTTGGCAGTTGGAAAATAATTACTATCTTGCACTCGGATTAACATTAAAACTATATTATTATGACTATTACACTACAACAAATTTTAGACAAAGTATCAAACGGTAGAGTGTTCTCTGCTAACTTCATCAAGAAGGATGGTACTGAACGTACAATGAACTGTAGGACTGGTGTTGTAAAACACACTACAGGTAAAGGTTTATCCTTTAATCCTATCTCAGCTAAACTTATTCCAGTATTCGATATGAATAAGAATGGCTACAGATTTATCAGCTTTGATAGATTGAACTGGATTAAGATAGGCGGAAAGAAATACACTAACTTTAAAAACAAATAATCATGACTAAGAAATTTGAACAAGTAGTAGACTTCTACAATACGACCACACCAGAACAATGGTGTTACTTTCTGAATCTGATTTCAGATAGGATTTCAATACCCACTCCCAAGAATGATAAAGATGGGAATAGCTATATAGATTGTGTTGGTATATCTCAAGAGGCTCCTGTATGTCCCAATGGAGCTACAATACAAATCAATACTGAAGACTTTGAGAATCACACTAACTTACTTGAATCATGAAAACACCAACAATGAAAATAACACAGCGAAGCCCAGAGGCTTGTTATGTTACAATAGAAAACCAATTTGGTAAATACACATTCTACATTGATAACTCTACTGGAGAACAAATTATGAAATGTTGGAGTGAGGAAGAACAAGACCCAGTAAAAGTAATGCATGATATCTGGAACGCATGATAGACCCAACAAACGACCCAGAAGGAGATATCTTTGAAGAAATAGTAGGAGATACCTTAGATTCTATAGAGAACAATCTATCGTTTATTATAGATGAATATCTTAATACCTCCGCAGTAAAGGGAGAATGGCATGAATGGTTTTATGACAATAGAAATGAAATCAAGGAAGCTATACTGGATAAGATTAAAATAGATTTATAATGGAACATTTAGTATCAGAATGCTGTGGTGCAACTCCATGGCTCGGAGAAACAGAAAGCGAAAGATGTGGAGACTGCAAAGAATGGACAGAATTTATACCAGAAGAATGAGAGGTATAGATAAGTTGTGTAGATTTAACGAGCTTAGTAGGGGGTCTCAGATTGAGGCTCTCTACAATGAGCGTAATGCCATAATGAAAGCAGGTTATTATTATGCTGATGAATCTATCAACAGTTTATTTGAATTTGCCGAAATCGTAGGGAGCAAAGTAACCGACTTCAATATCAATTTCTACGACGAAACAAAAGAAAGTTACTGTAAGTTCAGAACTGTTTGGAAGTATAAAAATATAGATTGGTATGAGATAATAGAAAACCTATCTAAGACCGATGGACTGTTCACTGGATACTTTGCAGATGTCCACCTATTTAGATGCCTCAGAGAGTGCGTTTATGAGGACAAGGAGCT